TACATCCCAATTGTCAAACCAACGCTTTAGTGCCGCTGGATAATGTGGCGTCCATTTTTTGTCCACTTCCTCCAACCGCTTAACGGCAGCCTTCTCATCAGGGGCAGTATAGATGGTACGGAGGTCTTTGGCAAAATTTTTCATGTCCTTGTTGGCGACATATTTCAGCGTATTGCGCACCATATGGACAATGCAGCGCTGGTGCTCCGTTTTCGGAAATGCTGCAGAAATGGCTTCTTTCAGGCCGGCAAGCCCATCAGAACAGAGAATAAGAATATCCCTTACGCCACGGTTCTTGAGGCTGTTCAGGACGCCCAGCCAGTATTTGCTGCTCTCATTTTCGCCTACTTCAATTGTAAGGACTTCCTTGCGGCCATCTTCGTTTATCCCCATTACGACATAGGCAGCCAGCTTGGTAATCATATTGTCATGTCTTACGGAAAAGTGGATGGCATCAATAAAAATAATAGGGTAGATACTGGAAAGCGGTCGGCTCTGCCATTCCTCAATCTGAGGCAGGATTTTATCGGTAACATCGGATATGAACCCCTCTGAAGCCTCGAAGCCGTAAATGTCTTCCAAGGTTTCAGAAATCTGTCTGGTAGTCATGCCTTTGGCATACATAGAGATAATTTTCTCGTCAATGGCGGAAATATCCTTCTGCCGCTTCTTAACTACCTGGGGCTGAAAGGAGGATTGGCGATCCTGCGGGACATCAATCTGAAAACTGCCATAACTACTGTTGACACGCTTGGTTTTGTAGCCGTTGCGGGCATTCTCACTATCGGAGCGCTCAGACTTGCTGTAGCCTAGATGCTCATCCATTTCCGTTTCCATCATTTGCTTGATGGTGCCGCCCAGCAAGTCTTTCAGGGCGTCTTGGATATCAGTAGCGCTCTCGATGTTGTACTCTTGGAACAACTGCTGGATGATGGCACGCTTGCCATCGGTCATTTCTACTTTGTGAATCTCTTTTTTCTGTTTTGCCATGATAAAAGGCCTCCTATGATTTATTTATATTTTATCATAGAAGACCTTATGATTCGATATGATATCAATTTACAGAGATTTTTTCATACTCTCTGATTATTAACTATTAATAATCACCTTTTCTTTACATTATAACTTATATACATTTAATCCATAATGGTTTGGGTGTCCATATTTTGCTGCGTCATATCCATAACAAACATAATATTTGCCTGGGCCTACAGCGATTTCTCTTTTTTCACCTCTTCGCATTGCATGTCCCATACTTTGCATTGAAACACTCATATACATTTGGTCACAACCGTCTAAAGCACTAGCTAAAACCGCACAAGCATATTTACCACCCCAAGCTTCGCTTTTCGGCGTGAGTGTTGAAATTCCAACAGGATAACCATCACTATTACAGATAAAAGTAATAGAAACATCTAAATTAGGATTTGTTACCATGTAATATTGAACTGGTTCACCTGATAATTGTCCATCCCCGACATGCTCTAATTTATAATTTTTAAAATTATATTCAGGCATATCTTGAATAATCTGCCAAGCGCCTTTCTTGGATATAACGAGCGCACCCGCATTACAAGATAAACTTGGCAAGAGTATTGCAAGAAATGTAAATAAAATAGTTATGATTTTTACATTTTTAATAAACATATTCAATTCCTCCATTTCGTTAATTTTATATCCGAGGAGCGAGCGCAGAAATCATCTTTTTTGCGTCTGCTTCTTCTTGTCCACCTTGATGCAAGTCAACTACATTATAAAAATCTACACGTGCAGATTGCGTGTTATTACTTCTTAAATTGAAAACTGCTCTATAATAATAAAGAGTAGCATCTGTATTTTTTAGTGATTTACTTGGCTCTTTTGCTTCGATTTTTATACCTTCTGTTAATATATTTATTGCTTCATCATAATTTTTATTTTCTTCCATGCAAGCCATTGCATAAGCTATATACCCTTGACTATATTTTGGTAATCTATTAATAGAATTTCTTGCAACTTGTTTCGCTTCAGCATATTTACGCTTGTCGATTAAATCGTATACTCTATTTACTTCTTTTTGTTCACGCTGGCAGAGTGCTTTAAAATTTGTCGCCCGCTTTTCATTTTGTTGATATTCTTTATCAACTCTTTGCTTCGTTTCTTCCATGAGATTATAAAATTGTGCTAAGAAAGAATCATTAGCAATGAAATCTTGTCTTAATATTCGACCACCTTCAGTTACGCTAATATAGCGACCATATATCCCTTTGGGGTCACGGAAATATCTAAACATAACTTCTGTAATATTACCATTACTTCTATTTTTTGCTTTAGCCCAGACTTGTTTCATTTCAAGACTGTTTTTACTATATTGACGCCATTTTAAGTGGGTCCATTTATCTTGAAAATAGTAGTCGTAATTTCCAACTGTCGCTACATAGTAATCAGTTGCTGAAGCAGAACCATTAAAAATAAAGAGAGAGAGAAAACAAGTTACTATAAACATTGAAATTTTTTTACACATAGACCGATTCCCCCATTCTTTAACATCCAACTACTTAATCAATCCGCATTACTTTAGTTAGTTGGTTTATGTATTCATAATGTAAATTCCAACCTCCTTCTCCCAATCTTCCAACAGGATAATCTAAAGATACTGCCATAGTATCACCAGAAAACAAATCTTTACTGTTATTTTCATAAATTGGATTATCTATAGTATCTGAAAAGCCTCCACCTCTATGATTTGGTTTAATGGCATTAGAGCCTGGTTTTCTTAAAACGAAACTATCCATTGATAAATAAACGGTTCTCGATGAATTGTTTGTAACATTGAATTTCAATCTTAATGTCTTTAGAGCGCCTTCTCCATAATATTCGAATCTACCATCGCTAACTTCTATAGGAATATTTGATTGGATGGATTCTCTTTGTGGGGGAGGGGAACTCTTCTGAGCTTCTTCTTTCTCTGCTGCTTTTTTCTGTTCTTCTAATTCTTTCTTTTGTTTTTCTAGTTCTTGTTTTTCTTTCTCGATTCTTTTCTTTTCATCTTCAAGAGAAGATTTTTGTTTATCTTCATTATTAGTTACAGAAGTTTCTACAGGCGTATTTTTATTAGCGGTTTTACTAGATGAATTGAACATACTAAATAATTGTGATGTACAAAATATACTTAAAACGAAAGCAACTACAAGAAAAAGATAATAAGGGGCTGGAGTGAATTTATTTTTTTTATCTTGTGTCGCTTGACTATATTCTTCAAAACTAGTGTATTTGGATTTATAAAACATATTGTATATTTTTTTATCTAATAAATGGATGATAATACCCCAGAAGATAAATGTTAATATTCCAACCGCGATAATTGCTATTATCTTTCCCATGTCTTTTTCCTCCTTGAATAAAACATAATTAAAATAAATATTTTCTTGTATATACGATAACCTTTTTATATTGTAAAACTCTCTTTTAGTATATATCGAATAATTTTAAAAAAAGATAAGTAGTTTTTTTAAATAAAGTTTCTATTCTTAAAACGAGAAAATATTTATTGCAATATATATTTTGTACAAATGATTAAATACTACAAAGCTTTATACAATGAGGTGGAAAAAATGAGATATAATTTAACGAATGAATTCACACAGATAAATGAATCTTCAGCTGTATTCTATAATTTTGGCTCTAATCCAATTGAAATTTCTTCTTCTCAAGTAAACAATTCAGGATTTATTTTATTAAGTGGTCAGAAACAACAAATTAAATCCGATTCTAATATCTATGCAAGAAGCTTAGAAGCAATTGGAAAACTTAATGTGGTTTCTTTATTGTAAGGGAGGGATAAACTATGATTTATGTATTAAATAATGAATATATCCCTTTAGAAGAAACTTCTGGAACGATAATGAATGTTGGAAACACAGTAATTGAAATAAATACGACTACAAATAAGAACGAAGGAATTTTATTAATTCCAGGTGAATATCAATGTTTTACTAAATCTCCAGTGTATGTTCGATCGGTCGAATCTTATGGAAAAATTACTGTAAATGATTTTATTGAAGATGAATCATCATCAGAAATGACATTAGAAGATATTATCGTTAAATCTTCTAATACAGAACAAACTATTCAGCCTTCTGCTGGATATGATGCTATTTCTCAAGTTACTGTTGAACCATTAGTACTGGAAGATGTTACAGTTTCTTCTCTACAATCAACGAATAAAACAATTACAGCTTCAGCTGGAAATGATGCATTAAATTCTGTCACTATTGATACAGACGCTTATAATTTTCTGCTGACATTAACGTTATAAGAAGGTGAACAATATGATTATACATGGTAATTCTTATAATAAAATGTCAGTTGATGAATTAAGAGAAAAAATAAAGATTGTTTATTATAATGAAACTATAGATGAAGAAGGAAATATTATAAAATCCAAAGAGCCGATTTTAAGATGGGAAGGTTTTGCAAAAGTTTATCCAATTAAATCAACGATAACGAATAGTAAAAATGAAATTGTAAATCAAGTTGATTATAGAATCACTATTCGTTATAGAAATGATATTTCTTTCACCGATACAGTTATTTATAGAAATAAAAAATTGGAAATGTTGAATGTGCCTTTCGATTTGGATAATGATAAAAGATGGCTGCAAATGGATTGCAAGGAATTATATGAAAAATGAAAAACGATAGATTAAATAAACAATTATTCGCCCAGCTTTCAGATAAGATTGTGGCTGAAGTTAAAAAAGAACTTGCAAAAGGTGCAGATAAAATTGTTACTGATGCTAAAGCAAAATGTCCTGTTAAAACTGGAAACTTACATGATTCAATTCATGCAGAGTCGAAGAATGACGGATTAAAATATAATATAGTTGCCGATGCAAAATCGAAATCAGGATATTATTACGGCCGGATAGTTGAATTCTCACCGAAAATAAATAAACCTTATTTATATCCCGCCATGGACGCGAATAAAAAACCAATACTTGATAGTATTGCGAAAGTAATTGAAAAAATATGCGAAAAAGAGAAAAAGTGAGGTGATAATAATGAATTTAATGCAACAATTACAAACACAGAATAATAATATATTGGCAGTAACAATGCAAGCGTTAAAAGAAAATACAGAATTATGCGAAATGCTGGCTGAAGGAAATAAGTCAATTTATCATATCCAGTCTCCAGATTCGGGTAGTTATCCAATTTTAGTAGTTAGTATTCCTTCTGATGTTCCAGAGATACAATCTGATAATTATGAAACATTGCACCGAGTTTCGATACGAATTCATATTATTACTGAAGACGGCGCCACAACAGACATTTATAATAAAATAAATGATATTATGACTAAAGAAATTGGCTATAATAGAAAACAAATGATAGAGTTCATAGAAGATGGATTATTTATAAAGATGGTAGATTATAGTTTGATATTGGATATAAATTAATTAATATATTAATCTTTATATTTTATTTTTAAGATGAAAGCTATTAAATAAAGTGAATAAAAAATAAAGTGAACAATTTTAAATTATTAAATAAAATAGGAGGATTAAAATAATGCCTATTACTAATAACACAGGTGCACATGCAATCGGTTTATCTAATTTGCATTTTGCTAAAATCACTAAAGATGATGCAACGGGAGTAACTTATGATGAAGTTATTTCTGTACCAGAAATTATCAGTGTGAATATCGAACCGCAGACAAACGAGGCTTCCTTATATGCCGATAATATGAGTGTCGATGTTGCTTCCACAACGCCAGAATATAATATTTCTATAGAGATGGCTGGTTTATCTTTGGAAGTACGTGCTTTCCTGTTAGGCCACACCTACACAGATGGAAAAATTGTTGTAAATAGTGAAGACACTGCTCCTTTCGTTGGAATGGCTTTTGAATCTCTTACTTCCAAAGGCACGAAACGATATAGCAAGTTCTTGAAAGTAAAATTTACCCAGCCAAATGAAAATCCGCAAACGAAAGGCGAGAACGTGGAATTCCAGACCGCAACTATTGAAGGGAAGGCTATTTTCAGAACTTACGATAGCCAATCTTATGAAGCAGCCGATGAATCTGAGGGATTTAGCGGAGGGGCTACATGGTATACCTTCGCAAGTCTCCCTTAATACATCAAATAAGAAGAGTAGAGATATTATTTCTCTATTCTTTTTTTATATATTTATATCTTTCAGTAGAAAATCCATTCTTATAGTAGAAATAATAAAATAAGAAATGAGGAAATTTATTATGTTAGAAAAAAATGAAATCCCATCTATAAAAATTGGTAATGAAGTTATCTATGCCGATGAAAATATAAAAATGAAAGTTTGGAGGAAGTACCTTAAAGCAACAACAGAAAATAATTCTGATTCTATTGCTGACCTAATTCTTAATGCTATTGATATTATTGTTATTGTATTTAATAATGATAAAGTAACAAAAGAAACTATTGATGAATATGTATCTGTTGATGAAATCATTCCGTTATTTAAAAAGTGTAATGAATTTATGCAGAAACTTACTTTCGCTAAATTGAATGATAACCCAAAAAACGGAGAACAGGATTAAGTAAAATAAAGCTTAATCCTTATGAACAACTATTGGATTTATATCTTAAATTACAAGAGAATTATTCTTGTTTACCTTCTCAAATCGATGAACAATATGTGGATATTATTATAGACCAATTAAATTTGATGATTAAAAAAGATATTCAAGAAAATACTCGTTACATTGATGAAATAATCCCTTAAATTATTTAAGAAAGAGGTGATTAATCTTGGCAAAAGAAATAGATAAACTTTATGTTTCAATTGGAGTAAATACTGATGATTTGAAAGTAGGCTTTGAAAAATCTGACCAAACTATTAATCAGTATGTTTCCAAGCTTAATCAGCAATCGAAAAACATAAAGTTAAAGATGGATATTGATTTATCTAAGTTGGAATTATCAGGTTCCGAATTAGATAAATTGAAAGTAAAAGCAAAGGCTCTTCAAGACCAATTAGATATTGCAAAACAGAAACAGAGTATATCAGCACAAACATTATCTTTAAATACACAAAAATATGGTGCAGACTCGGCCATCACCCGTAAATCTCAAACGATTGATTTATATAGACAAAAAGATGTAGCAAATTTAGAAAATGAATTAGCAAAAGTAAATAAAGAATTAGATAAACTTACTCCGAAATCACAATCTGCATTTAATAAACTAGGAACGAGTGCTAAACAAGCTGCCGGTTCTATGAGTGGATTAACAGCTAGTATTACATCATTAAATGCAAAATGGACCGCTGCTTTAGCAGTAATTGGAACAGGTGCTGGATTTTTAAATCTTACAGAGTCCGCAATGAAAGCAGGCGAACAGCTTTATCAGATTCAAAATAGATTGAAAATCACAGCACAAGAAGCTGGACAGTTGAAAAAACTTTTCTCTATGTCTGATTCAGATATTATGACTCTGCCGTCATTCCTTGCGAGATTAGATAAATCATACACTCAAGCAGGAGAATCTGGAAAAGCTTTTCGAGAAACGTTAGATGCTTATGGTATTAAACTTACAGATTCCAACGGAAAATTATTAGGTACAACTCAACAATTAGAACAATTAGCAATTGGATTAGAAAATGCTCGTAAAACTGGTGATGAAGAATCATTTTCCATGGATGTGCTTGGTGCTCGTGGTCAGCAATTAATTCCAGTTCTTGACCAAATGGCCACGAAAATGGATTTAATAAAGAAAACAGGAAGTACTGGATTATTAAATGCTCAAGAAGCCCATGATTTATATTTAAGATTTCAACAGTTACAATTACAAGTTGGAGATTTAAAAGGGGCCATTGGCAAGGCATTACTCCCCATTGCAGAAGAAATGATGCCTAGTTTGATTGAAGTTACGAAAGAATTTTGTAATGTTATTAAAGATAATAAAGATAGTATTCGTGACGCGATTCAAGGCTGGGGAAGCGTTTTTGGAACTCTAACTGAAACAATCGGAGGAGCAGCTAAAGCCATTGGTGAACTGATTAAAGCATATAATGATTTAGATTTTATCAAATCCAGTAAAATGGATGAAGAAATCCTCAAACGCATTTATAAAGATGAAAATCATGACAAAGCTCGTGATTGGAATACACTTATTGGCGGTGCTGTTGGTGGATTTGTAGGAGGACGTTTTGGCGGTACAAAAGGTGCCGCTGTTGGTGCTGGAATTGGCTCATGGGCAATGAATAAAGGCTATACATGGGCTGGTAAATTGTTCACTAGTGATGAAGAGTGGAATTATTATAAACAACAAATTGAACTTGAACAAAAAGAAGCCGAACAAAAAAAGAAAACTCAAAAAGCTATTGATGATAAGAAAAAAGCTGAGAAAGAAGCTACAGATGCCACAAAAGCCAATACTGATTCTACAAAAGCAAATACTGATGCTCATAAAGACTCTGCTAGTGCAATAACAGCAAGAAGAGCCGCTACAAGAGAATTAAGGAAAGAACTTACAGAATTAACGAATTCTGATTATGATAATAAGTTAGCTGTATTAAATAAAAAAGTTGAGGAATTTAAAGAAAAAGGTGTCGATGATAAATTATTATCAGATTATTATAATGCTTCATTAGCACGCCTCAACGAAGACATTACAGAATCTGTTCTTAATCCTATTTCTAGTGCTTTTAAATCTGATTTTCAGAACCAATTAGATGAAATAGACGCACAAGCACGACGCTATAAAAAGCAAGCAGGAAGTGCATTATCTGATAATACTTTAAATTCATGGATTCAAAGAAGAAAATCAGAAATTACTTCTGACTGGGATAAACAAGTAGCTGAGCAAATTGACTCTGTTTGGAAAACTGAATTAGATAATCAATTATCCAGAATTGAAAGAGAAAAACAAGCTTGGATTAAGAAAGGTTTGGACGAGGTTAAAGCCACTCAATGGGCCGAACAACAAAAACGGCAAGCTGTAAATGATTCAGTGAAAAATATGTTTACTTCACAAAAGAAATATTTACAGTTGTATAGAAATGCTATGGCCGGACAAGTTTCTGCTGAAGGCGGAATGTATGATTTCACTCAATCCCAAGGTGATAGACAACAAAATGCTATTAAAGCAATTCGCCGCTTAATGATGCAGGAAGCTGGAGTTTCACCAAATGAAAAAACTTCTATGGCTGAGATTCAAGGTTTCCAAGAGGTTATGAAAGCTGCGAATATGTGGGGAGCTTCATTAGTGAGAGACAGTGATGGAAATGCATATAATTTCTCTGATTTAGCTTCAACAATTACAGAATCCGGCAGTCAAACTAATTCGATATTATCTCAAATTAATTCAGAAGTTCCACAAATCAATTCGAATTTATTAAATGTACGAGATGCTGTTTCTAATATATCTATTAATCCTGGATTTACCATTAAAGATGTTACAGATTTATATAAAAATTCAGCAGAACAAAAGACTGAACAAAAAGAAACTGATGTATCTGTTAAAACTGATTCCACAGAATTAATAAATAAATTAACGGAAATTACGAATACAATTAATAATGAAATTCCTTCTATCAGTTCTAATATTGCATCATTAAAAACTTCATTAGATAATTTTATTATTCAGCCTGCTACTGATAATAATTCAATCAGAATTGTCGAATTAATGGAAAACCAGAATTCATTATTAATGCAACAAAATGTTGATATTCCATCGATTAATACAAACTTAATGAATTTATTAAACGCAGTACAAAATAATTCTACAGCGAATAATTCTACAGGATTAAATGAATTATCTAATAATTTTTCACAATATAGCTCTAATATTTCTCGTGTATTAGAAAGTATTAATGATTCTATTCCAAGCATTAATGTTAATTTATCTGGAATATTAGAAAGAATGAATCAGAATCGGCAAGTTCAGCCACCACAAATTAATGTAAGTCCTAATATTAATGTAAACCTCGGTGGAGCATATGTATTTGATAATGCAATGAAACAACAATTAACTGATGATATAACTAGAGAAGTTGCAAACGGTGTTACACAAGCTGTCAATGAAGCTACTTCTCAAATTCAAACTGGATTTGCATCTTGAGTGAGGTGAAAAACCTTGGCAAAAATAAAAATAAATAATATTGAATCTTTTCGAACACCAGAATCTTGCATGATTACCGTTGATGATAGAATTGAGAAAATCCAGTTGATTAATGGAAATACAGTACAAGATTATGGGCATATTGAAAGCGGAGATACATTTACTATTTCCGCTTTATTTAAAAAATCTGATTTCAATTCTATAATGACTTTGTGGAATAATCGTTCACTTGTATCATTTACTGATGAATCAGGTGAAGTTTATACCAATTGTAGAATTGTAGTTAAGTCGTATAAATATGAGACAAAATTTCCTGATTATATAATGTTAGAATTCGAGATTTGGAGAATATAAAATTCGAAATTTGGAGGGTTTAAAAAATGTCTAATCCATATATTAATTTATACAAAGATACTGTTACTGGAGATGACTATTCTGGTACAGTTGTGTCTACTGGAGGTGCGATGACTGCACCTGTATCTTGTACATTAGATGCTTCACAAGCTTCCAGTGAAATTATTAAGCTCGCAGTAAGATGTGAATCTGGATATGAAGTAAACGGCGCTTGCACTATTAGTATCGTTGATGATTTAGATAATCATTGGAAATTAGATACTTCCAGTTCTGGTAGTTTCAATTCAACTTCCATTACATTAAATGGAGTCGAAGACTGGAATAGAATTTTCTTTGCAAAAGCTTCTTCAAATTATTCAGAAGACCCAGGACAATATACTAGAGCTAAAATAAGAGTTTCTGCACTCATTCAAGCCGCAACGTCCGACGACGAAGAAGGTTAATCATATAATTATCTTGGAGAAGTCTAAGTAGACTTAAAAAAAGAGGAAGGTGATTATATGAAATCAGAAGGGCTGAAAAGTTGGTTGAGATTCGATACAGATTTGAATGATTATATC